GTTTATTTCTATATTCTCTGATTTTTTCTATAATAGAAACATCATATGGAAAGCTCACAGAAATAGTGGTTCCATCTGGTGAAGTTGTCACTGATTTATTATTGGTAAATTTTCTTATGGCCATTCTATACTTCGGAGAATCTAGAAATGGTATAATATCTTTTCCAAGAAGAGTATTAAACTGATTCCTATATTTCCTGAGAATTGAAATGATGTATGATGACTGCCGTTCGGTCAGAGCTTTTCCACCCATTGTTTGTAAAGCCATATCACATATTGGTTTCTGGTGATATGAACTAACTGATATAGATCCCGTACTTAGTAAACTATATCCGACAGCAATCTCTAGTAAATCTTCTATATTCATTATATTGAAGCGTCGTCAAATCCGCTTGTTCTCAATTTAATAATGTTGTTTATTTGAAAGCCCTTGACTTCCAGTGCCTTAATTAATCCTAGCCATTGGTTTCTTATCAGAGCAAACTCATTAATAAGCTTTTCCATATTGACTATTTCGTCTTCGCCATCTACATATTTTTCTACATCACGACTGCTCAGTGCTCGTTGATAATTCTCTAGAAATTTTTTAAATGTGCGGCTTCTAATTTTTCTAAGTTCTATATTGAGGTATTCCAGTATAGCCTCTATTTCCTGGAGTTGATTGAATCTATTTTCAACAACTCCAGGTAATAAAGCAGCCTGTTTCTCTAATATACCACTGAGTTTTATTTCAGTCTTGGCCTCACCCATTTCCTTATAGAAGTAATCTATACAAGCAGGTAGAGCAGATAAGTCTCGTGATATTTCAGAGTACCATATTGACATTAATATTCGTCTTCAAAGTCACTGTCTAAATCATCTTCGTCAGAAAGACCCTCTGCATCTAGCACGTACCTAATAGCTTCATCCAGGTGTGCATCGTAACCAAGTAATCCTTCTAGAGCGGCACCGTCTACATCTTTTCCAACTAAGAAATCAACGTATTGATTCGCCGCTGTTTCTTTATTCTTATCTGGGATATATTCACGGAAGATATCCCATACTTCCATAATTAAACTTTCATCCATTTTTATTCTCCGGTTATAGTTTCTGATTCTACTGGTTCTTCAGGTTCTTCAATGTCTGACGAACGAAGTAAAATTGCTGACTTAGTATGAAATTCCTTCATTACTAAATCAAAGATTCCATTTTCATTCTTATTCCACTCCTTGCGAAAATATTTGTGAACAACCCCATCTAGATCAATATAGACATAACGATTGCCATCTTTAGTAATCAGATGCTTTTTTTCTAGAAAGTCAAATAATCCACTGTATGGGTTCATGCCTTGATCATACGGAATTCTAAGCTCAATATCTTCAAAGGGTTTATTGTATCGTGTTTTCATTATTTTGCAGCCAGCACGAATACCAAGTACTTCTGAAGTTTTATCACCATTCTCATCTTCCTTGAGTTTTAGTTTCTTCATAGCAACTAAAATACTTGAAGCGTACACAAATCCCTGTCCACCACTTACATTTGGGTCTGGGTTGTATGGATCTTGGCTAGCATAGGTGTGATTTGTGGCAACTAATCCAACATTGTAACTTCCAAACATATTAACACAATTACGAACCAACGCAGTAAGTGCCTTTGGCTTACGACCCATGTCACCCTTTAGATCACCTGCCTCAAACTGATTAATATCAGTTGGGGTCAATAACATACCCAATGAATCCACTACAAACATTACCTTCGGTCGTGAGTCCTCTGGCATTGCTTTGTAATCCTTCATGAATTCACTTATTGTTTTTGCCAGATCATCAATCATTGACATGTTCAATTTCAGCAATTTAGTATCTGAAGTATCCACGCCAAGTGCATGTAACCAAGATTCATCTAGAGCATTTTCTGTATCTATAAGAACAACATAGATACCCTGCTCTTGTGCGTTCTTGATAATGTTCCCAGAACAAATATAGCTTTTGCCAGCACCACTTTCACCAGCAAAAACAGTAACTTTTCCAAGAGGAATACCCTTAAAGAAGTCACCTGAAATTAGGTAGTTTAGCGCATAGTTACCGGTGCCAATCCAGTCTTTTGGATCATTAAATCCAATACCGATACCATCAATTGACTTTGTAATATTTTTACGAAATTTTGAAACATCAAATGCCTTGGTCATAAAAACTCCCTGAATGGCATAGTGATGGATTTTCACTAATTTTTTGTGATTTATTTTTTACCATTTTATCCTCCAATATGGTTGGAAACGCGCACTGCGCGTTTCCCTCGGAAAGAATCCGAAATGTTTTTTACTTTTGACGATTGCGAATCATGGCCAAGATATCTTGGGCACGAGTGCTAGCGCTACCACCTGCCGCAGTGGATGCAGCAACTGGTGTATCACCCTCGTCATCAATTGGTTGTGGTTGAGCAGCCGGGGTCTGTACCCTGGGTGTCTGCGATACTGGTGCTGAAGTACCAGCATCATCGCCACCGCTACGGTCGTAACCATAACCAGATGGTTTGAAAAACTGGCCCCAACGTTCCATATCAAATGCTTCTCCGTCAACGGAAGCTTCAAACATTTCCTTAATGGCCTGCAGTTCAGCAGGTCCTGGCTTCTTTGGTAGGAAGCTCTTTAGATCAAATAGACCATATTGTTCAATTGCTGCGGTTTCTGAGTCACTGAGTGAACGCTCACGACGAGCCCAGTTAGATGTAGAATAATCAGCATATCCACCCTTACTAGTCTTTAGAACCTTAAAGTCAACGCCGTTTAGTGCGTCGGTTGGTAGCTCAAGCATGTCGGGGTCCATCAATGCTGCCTTTACGATATTAAAAATCTGGCTGCTAATGATAAAACGACGGATTGGATTTTCCGGAGTCTTATCCTCTTTTAATGAGGAGTCAACTACGAACCCTTGGAAGAGATATGACTTCTTCTTCCAATACTTGCGTCCCATTTCTTCAAGACTCTTATCCTTGAACCAAGGGCGAACCTCTGTTAGAACAGGGCATGATTCTCCCCACATTTCCATACAAGGAACTTGAACTACTACTGGTTTACTGGTTGCTTCTCCCTTGACGCCGTTGAATGGGAGCTTAATCATCGCTCGTTCAATCCAGAAGAAGGTGTTGGTTGGGTCTGCATCTGGTAGAAAACGCAGGGTAGCTGTTTGCCCCTCTGCGATGTTCCAGTGGGGGAAGATTGCGTTATCTCCACCGCCTGTGCCCTCTGACTTTGTGTTTTGCTGTTGTAGCTTTGCGCGAATTTCTGCTAATGATGCCATAATGTTTTCTCCTTAATGTTATTCCATAATGTGCCGCTTTACTAAGGCCCACTGACCAAAGTAAAAATGCCATATACAGAGTATACAGCATTTCTATTTAGCTTTGCAAGTGCAATAACATCAAAAAAGTAACTATTTTATGAATTAATTAGATTTCCTTGAGTGGGCACGTTGGGCCACTCTTTCTAAGGCGCTTCCACCACTTAGCCTAGAAATGTCTGACAATTCTTGATCATCACGTTGTTTTCCACACAATTGTGAAACTAATTTTTCTGCCATCATAGCAGCAGATTCACCAAATTCTTTTCTAATTTTTGTTATGACAGATGTTTCACCGATTGGGAATTTACCAGTTTCACGATCATAAAATGATTTAATCATTTCTGCTATCTCTTTGACGTTTCCATTTTTTTCTGATTTTTCTTGAATATCACCACCGTCGTTATCTTCCTCTTCCTCACTTGCTTCTTTTGCAGTTGGAGCAGGAAGTGCTGGGGTTTCTGGGGCTGTTTCAGGTTCGGGTGTTGGCTGAGATTCTGAACCGTTAGTCATAGCTTCTATATCTAGTTCTTTAGCAACATCTGGCTCATTTTTTTGTAACCACGCTGCAATAACTGGCATAGGGTCAGCCTCTGGGTTTACCTTTGACAATGCTAATAATGCTCCGCTAAGAGTATCATCATTTATTCCAATATTTTGCAGGGCCTCAACTGCACTAACTGCATCTGTTCCCAACGTAATTTTATCATCAATCAACGACTTAAGATCTGCAACCATGTCTGGAGTAAGTCTACCTTCTGCAACAGAATTAGCCCAGTCTTCAAATGCTGCGAAATCATCGATAGCTGGTTCAGTTTGCTCAGAAATATCTTCGTCAGATATGTTTTCCCCAACATAGTCCTCAAGGTCAACTGTGCCTGCTTCTTGCATTATATTATGGATCAATGGAAAAAATTTACTCAAATCCTCATTATAAGAATTTATAGTGAATTTAGTTTTATAATCTTCCATAGTTGTTTGATCTAACACAACCTCTTCTCCAGCATTTACAAAACCCTCTGCCCATTCCTGGTAATAATGTTGTTTACCAAGTCCATGCATCTGTGAACGTAGGGATTCCAGTTTCATGCAAGCACGTTCGTAAATTTGGCTAGCATCTGGATTCATGCTGTCATGCTTATTTCCGACTTGTCGTTTAAATGCGCTTAGTTGAAGAATATTTTCACCAAGTTTCAAGATTGCCTGTCCCTTTTCATCATGGGGACGACCATCGTTAACAACGTGGCGCGCCATAGCTTCTGCAGTTGAAAGACTGTTAAATGGTAGTTTATACCGCTCACCATCACTGTTCTCTATATATATGCTCTTGATATTTCTACGTCTAGCTCCACGCGCTTCTGCTTGCACTGGGGCTGTATGACGTACAATTATCTTGGTCTTATTATTTTTGACTGGTTGATAGTAAGAGCTTTTACTGCTACCAAACATTGCATTTTCTTTCATAGTTTCTTCCTTGGTGCCTTTAGAGGCCAAATATTGGAAATCAGTTTTATTAAGATTTCTTTTAGTAATATCACGGGTATCAAAACGTAACATTCTACGCTTGGCAAAACTTCTCATTTCACGCAGAAAGTCATACCACATATTACGAATTATACTATCAGCATCATCTAAAATTCCTTGTCCATAAAATACCTTTAGACTACCTATTTCATTGATACTAACACTAACACGGCCTAGACGATTACCTTCAATACTAAAGTCAAAGTCAAAAAATCTAGCAGCAGGTGGAGAGGCAGTGACGGCACCGGTTTCGTCCCCCATTTCTAAATTATCAAAACGACTTCTAATCTTGTCAAAGATATCTTGGGCAATAAATTCTATTGGTTTCATAAGATTATTTATCCGTTTTAACCGTAACTGTGACTAGAGATAAATATTGGCATTGGCAAATCGTAATCATCAATTTCCCCAGTTACGTCACGTATTTTCTCATATATACTCTGATCCCATTCTTGTAGTAGCATGATCATCCTAACGGCCAATAATAGACTCATAACTAAATCATCATGGCTTGTTGCTTTAGCAGCAAAGCTAACACCCTGTGCCACAAATGATTTCAATTCAGATACTAAACTTTTAGAATGAATAGTAAGCTTTTTAGTTTCAATCAATTGTTTTAACTTGGCACAACTTGCAATTTTTACATTGTGAGTAGTATTAAATCCCTTACGATATCTTTTAACATGTCCTTTTTTGATTGGTTCTGATAAAAACATTCCAGGAATTGATTCCTCACCAAGTTCGTTGATAGATACTAGGGCAGCTTCTCCTACTGTATTATTTTCTACACTATAATATATAGACGATGATATGCTTGCATTTTTACAGAACTCATCAATATATCTACAGACATCTCTCAGTATCTTTACTTGTGTTTGTACAGGTGTCATATTATGATGCCACTCACATACCTGCTCCATACTTGGTACTTCTATAACTTGTATTGCAGAATAATCACTACCTGTTCCAAGACTGGGATCTAAGCTAACAATGTATGTGCTATGTGGATTTATTTTCTTGTACCAACGTACTTGTCCCATTCGCAATATAGGATCAATTCCAGCCAATTCTGCCAAGAACAAACTGCTTATTAACGTTTCTTCATATACAATAAATTTACAATCATGCTCCCGACGAAATTTTTCTTCACCTATACGAGACATCTCGGATGTTTTCCAAGCTTCATCTCTATCTGGATGTTGATCCCATGTAACTAGATATGGAAAGAATCCATTTCTTCCTAATTCTTGATCATTTCCATATTCATCAAATCTTTTATTTGCCTCATTCCAAATATCAGCAAATTGGTCCTCATCACTATTTGGGGTGGATGTAATTAATGCTTTACCGCCAGTTGCCAGTGTTGGTGAAATGGAAGTCCAAAACTCTCGTGCAATGTTTGGCTCAACGAAACTTAACTCGTCAGCATATAGTAGAGAAACAGAAAGACCACGACCCGTAGTTTCAGTGGTTGTTTGAGCAATAATTCTTGAACCATTCTCAAATTCAATACTCTGTTTATTATAACTTGTTACACCACCCCTAATAAAATCAGGGCATGTTTCATAAGCATATCTAATACGACTCATGATTTCTTGTGCACCAGTGTATTTGTGCGCAGCAATAAGAATTGTGGAATCGTCCACAAACATAGAATACCATAATAAATATCCGGCGGCAGTAGTTGTTTTTCCTAACTGCCGTCCCATCATGGCTACCGAAAATCGGTGGTTATGATAAGCATCTATTAACCCGACCTGATAATCAAATGCTGCATACTTCATCTTTCCTTTGGTTGGATGCTGTATATAAAAATAGTTATTCATGAAATAGTGTGGACCTTGAACAGGGTCTTGACATTTAGCCAATTCCTCAATCTGTTCCTGGGTCCACCGTTGCTGCTTATGGGCCTTTTTGATCAGGTTTCCATCTAAATTTTTACTTGCCATAATATCCCAAAGAAAAAAGGGTGCAGATAACTACACCCTTCTATTTAACATTTACTTGGAATTACTGCTGTATAAATTTTTGATATTCAACAAATAATTGTTTTTGAATAGAATCTACGGTAGATTCTTCAACTGGCATAGCGCTCGCCAGTCCTTTTTGTCTTTCTCTGTGATCTCCGGTATTTGGATTATATGCAAATTCCTCATCATCAAATTGTGGGATATCAGTTGGATCGGCTGGTGTATTATCATAACCCTCAGCTTGCTCTTCTTCCACAGAATCATTCATAGTATCCATCATTTTTCTCATATCAGGTTCATGATTTATTTTAATGATTGGTGTTGGTGGTGTAGATATGGCTGGCATATGATCGGATGTTACTTTGTGTACACCGGCCAGACTCATTAGATCACGTAGCATTCCTGTCAACTCTGGTCCACTACTTGCAGTCATATTTATACTTGCTGGTGTATGTGGGGCACTTGGCATAGAACCCATGGTACCCATACTTCCGCATTCATCAACTGGACTTATACTTTCATTAAGCAATGTTGTCTTGACTTCAGTTCCAGATATTTCTGATAGTTTTTGTAATAGTTTTAGCATGATTTATTTTCCTGATTCGGCGGTTGGTATTTTCTCGCCACGGGCTTCTCGCATAGATTGTAATTCTGCAGTTAATTCTTTGACGAAATTCATATTGTACTTATCACCATAATAG